TTAAGATAAATAAATAAAACTATTTTATAAGATAAATAACTTAAAATGTCAACAAATTTTTCAAATTATATTAAAAATTATATTAAAAATTATATTAAAAATTATATAATAATTATAACCCTTAAAATTTATTGTTTTCTAAATATAAACAATTACTTTAATTGTGTTAATATAATTTAATATAATTTAATATAAATTAGTATAAAATAGGTAATAATAGGTAATAATATGTAATGAAAAATAATACGCGACCCTCTAAAAATTCACATTTTATCTAAATCATAAACTCTATTTATTCACACAATTTTAGCAGTTTTATAATATACACACAATTTTAGCAACTATTTAAAGTTAATAAAAAAGAAATGTCAAGATTTTTTAAAGGGTCAGTTTCAAAAAAAAATTTATTTAATTTTTTTATATTCACACAATTTTAGCAACTATTTAAAGTTAATAAAAAAGAAATGTCAAGATTTTTTAAAGGGTCAGTTTCAAAATTTTTTTAATTAATATTTTAATTTTTCAATTGTTTTAATTTTTTAATTTATTTAATAAAATTTTTAATTTATTTAATAAAAATTTTAATTAATTTTTAATAAATTTATTTTTTTTTTTATTTAATTTAATTAATTAATTTTACTCAAAAAATAATATTTATATATAATATAAAAAAATGGGAGAAATGAATTGTGCTTTAAATTCTGCAATCGTAGCGGTTATATTACATTGCCTTTGCGCAAAACTTGAAAATAAAGAAATTGTACCAAGAGATTTAGTAAAATTAGCAGTTTTAGTCGTAGCCTCTGTGTGCATTGGATATAGACTGAAATTAGTTGATTCTTTATTAAAATAAATTCGGAAAATATCTGTAAAAAAATAAGGATATATATATAAATAATTATGAATATGAACAATGATAAAATGAATCAAAAATTAATTTATCGGATGATTTTTGTATATCAAGCACTTCTGGAGGGTTGGACAATAAAAAGAATTAATAAAAATAAATTCGAATTTTTAATGTCTAAAAATAATTCAAAAAAAAAATTAAATGAAACAGATATTAATAGTTTCATAAAAAAAAATAGTAATATAAAAGAGTTTATGAGAAGAAATAATTTAATTAATTAAATTAATTAATTCTTTTCCATATTTTTTAATTTTAGAAGGACCAATACCATAAATATTTGATAATTGTGAAATGGTATTTGGTTTTTTTTGACAAAGTTCTGTAATTGTCTTATTATTAATTATACAATAAAAAGGTTTTTTAAAAATTTGTGCTTTTTTAATTCTCCATTGTTTAATTTTATATTCTAATAAATCTGAATTTTGATGGAGAATTTTAATTTTATCTTTAATTTTATTTTTAAATTTATTATAATAATTTTTAATAAATTTATTAATAATATTTTTTTTAATTTGAATAATTGTTTTATTTGTATTTAAGAATTGATAAGATTTATTTGTTAATTGTAAATACAATCCAAAACTATTTGTTTGACTTTGTTTTTGTATAAAATAATTTGTATTAATTAAAATATTAATATATTTTTTAATTAGAACTTTAGTAAATTGTTTTAAAATTCCATAAAAAGATAATTTAGTATCTTCTATTTTTTTTATTTTTGAACCTTTTAAAAATGATATTAAAGTATTTTTACCACCATATTTAATTTTTTTAAAAGCATTGATAATTATAAATTTAATATATAATGAAATATTATTGTTTATAAAATTTTTATTTAAACAATTATCACATTTATTACAATTTTGTAATAAATTTTCACCAAAATATAAACAAATTTGTTTCATTCTACATGTAGTATTATTATAAATAAATGAACTTAATTGATTAATTTTTTTTATTTCGTAATTTTTTAAATTAGTATCTTCTATCTGATCTGCAAAATACCTATTAGTACAAAAATCTTTTTCAGTATAAAAAGCAATACATTTACCTTCTTTAGCATCTCTGGATGTTCTACCAATTTCTTGTACATAAGCATCAATATTTTTACTAATACCCCAATGAAAACATAAATGTATATTAGGAATATCTATACCCATACCAAAAGCAATAGTACAAGAAATAATATTTAATTTATCAGATGAATATTCTTGTTGTATTTCATTTCTAATTTTATTAGTTAATCCAGCATGATATGCTTTACAATATAAATTAAAAGGAGATGAAGACAATGTATTTGAAATAAATTCAGTATCTTTTCTTGTTTTACAAAATATAATTGTTTTAGAATTTTTATCTAAATTTTGAATTAAACTATTAATATATTTTAATGTATTATCAATATTTTCTCTTAATTTAATTTCAATAGAAAGTGATTTTTTTAAAAATGAAGATTTAATTATTTTAGGGTCTTTTAATTTAATATTATTAGTAATATATTTTATTGTTTGTAAAGGTAATGTAGCAGATAAACATACTAATGGTATATTTTTTTTATATTTTTTTGTATAATCTTTTAGTTTGTATAAATTTTTATAATCACTACGAAATTCACTCCAATCACAAATTAAATGAGATTCATCAAATGTTATTAAGCAACATAAATCTTTTTTTATTAGTTTTTTTATAAAAATTCTATTTTTTATAATAGATTCTGGACTAAAAAAGAGTATTCCAATTTTCTTATTTTTAAGATATTCATTGGTTTCAATAGACAATTTTGAAAATGTAGTATTACTATTAAATACTAAACAATTAATATTTTTTCTTTCTAAACTTTTTTTTTGGTCTTCCATAAGTGCTATTAAAGGACTGATGACAATTACATTTTTTTTTTTTATTAGATGAAATAATTGAAATATTATACTTTTTCCAAATCCAGTTGGAAAAGCAACTATTGTATCATTATTTAATAATAAAGAATTTACACTTTCTTTTTGTTTGGCTTTTAATTTTTTAATACCCAATTGTTTTAAAAATTTTTTAACTTTCATTTTTAATATTTTGATTTATAAATAATTATAAAATAAATCAAATTTTTAATTTTAAAATAATAAATTAATTTCAAACATACTAATAATTAATACAAATAAAATATGTAAAATTGTTGCAATTCTTGCTTTATTTGATTTGGGAGAAATATCCCCATAACCAACAGTAGTATGTGTAACAACACTGTAATAAATAGAATCTAACATACTCATTTTTTTATCTTGACTAAAAGACTGTTCTTGTTCTTTATCAATTAATTTATAAATAATTGCAAAAAATATCATTAAAAGTAAATTAACAAACAATAATCTTATTAATTGTTTGTTTTTCATTAATTTAGCTAATTTTAAAAATAATTTCATTATAATAATTAATAATATATTTTTTTACCAAAATAAAGGTTTTGGAAAATATAATTTTAATAGATTATTATAATATTCTTTAATTTCATGAGTTATAATTAATTCATCAGATTTACTATATAAATCATAATTATTAAATTCTAATACATTTTTTAAAGTATCCTTATCTTTCTCAGTCATTAATTCTTTGTAAGCATTTCCAGAATGCCAAGGATATAAACTATGAAATCTAATTATATTAAGGTATTTATTTGATAATTTATGATTTTCTTTATTAAATTTTAAAACTCTGTATAAATATTCATCATGACCAAAAGATATAAGAACATTATCTAAACCACATTTTGATTTATAAATATTTTTTGTTTTTGTATATTTTTTAAAATTTTTATTATTTTTTAATAAATTATAAAAAACTATAGATTTTGGAAATGGATATCCAACTATATAAGTATCTCCAACTATACAAAATTGCTGTTCTTTAAATTTAAAAAGGATTTTTCCAAAATCATGAATAAGACAAGTTATTTGTAAATCAAAATTAGAAGGTTGTTCTCTTCTACATCTTTCAGCAGTTTGTATAGCATGAAAAGAATTAGGCATATTTACATCAGGGTCAGATACATCAATAAAAGTATCCAACATTTCAAAAACTTGACTCATTGTCCATTTTTTTTTAAAATTAGAATATTGTGCTAATTTTTTCTTAACAAAATTTAAATCTTGATTTATGTACATTTTTTTATAAAGTTGATATTGTTTTGTATTTTTTTCAAAGTTTCTTAAATTATTATTCATTATTAAAATAAAATATATATATATTTTATTATAATATATAATATGAAAAATTATAAGTATATAATAAATCCTGTTTCAAAAACAAAATATAAATTTAAAAGTAAAAAAGGAATAAAATTATTAAAATTATTTTTAAAAAAACTAAAAGGAGGTTCTAAAACTACAGAAATAAAGAATTTAAATAAACAAATAACTGAAAAAAATTTAATAGATATAATAAAAAAAATGAAAGATTCAGGTACAAAAAAAAAAACATTTAAAATAACAAGATTAGAACATGAAAGCTCCATTTTTAGTAAATTTTTAAAAAAAATATGTGATGATTATAATGTAAATATAACAATAAGAGAACATGGAAAAGATAATGATGAAACATTATGTATTGAAAAATTAAAAAAACCACAAAAAAAATCTGATCCCCCTATATCAATATTACCAACACCTGTAACAACAACACTAACATCACCAACACCAGCACCTGCACCAGCACCAGCACCTGCACCAGCATTGCCATCAACAACTTCAGCATCATCTACACTAACTAAAAAAGAAAAAAAAGAAAAAAAAGACAAAGAAATAGAAATAAAAAAGAAAGAAACAGAAAAAAAATTTAGTATTGAATTAAAAGAAGGTAATTCTTATAAAATAACTACAAAAATAAAAAAAAGAAAAATAATAGTAGGAAAAATAAAAAAATTTAATCCTAAGTCAATTGCATTTGAAAAATTTCCCACTTTAAATTATAAATGTATAACAAATATTGAATTACTAACAATCTAAATTTCTTAAAAATGCTTCATTAATACTATTATTTCTAATTTGAACAGCATTAAATAATTTTTGCAATAATTCATCAGTTTTTTGTATATTTATACAAGAATCAGTAATTGAAACACCAAATTTTAGAGGTTTATCATTAATATTTTGTTTACCTTCATGAATATTTGATTCTAACATAACACCGTGTATATTAACATTACCATCACTAATTTGTTTACAAATGTCATTTACAACAATTTGTTGATTTTTAAAATTTTTTTTAGAATTTCCATGTGAAGCATCTACAATAATACTTGGGATTAATTTTTTATTTAACATTTTATTTTCAGTATTTTGAATATCTGTTTTACTATAGTTTGTATTTAAATTAGAACCTCTTAAAATAATATTACAATTTTTATTTCCTGATGTATTAACAATAGAAATTTGACCATCAATATTTGTTCCTAAAAAACTATGTGGTGATTTTGAAGAAATAATAGCATTTATAGCAACATCAATTGCCCCATTTGTTGAATTTTTAAAACCAACAGGTGTAGATAAACCAGATACTAATTGTCTATGTAATTGACTTTCAACAGTTCTAGCACCAACAGCATAATAAGTTATTAAATCACCAAAATACTGAGGAGTTAAAGTATCTAAAGCTTCTGAAGCACAAGGTATTTGCATTTTATTTAATTCTAATAATAATGTTCTTGCAAGGTTTAAACCAGTTTCAATATCATTGGTTCCATCTAGTTTAGGATCATATAAAAAACCTTTCCAACCAATTGTAGTTCTTGGTTTTTCAAAATAAACTCTCATAATAATAAATAAATGTTCTTTATATTTTTCAATCATTTTTTTTAAAAAATGAGCATATTTAATAGCATTATCATAATTATGAATAGAACAAGGTCCAACAATAACAATTAATTTATGATTTAAACCATTTAAAATATGACAAAATAATGTTCTTTTTATATTAATAAAATGTTTGGTATCAGGTAATATTTTTATTTTTTTAATTAATTCATTAGGTGTAATAATTGATTTAATAGTAATAATATTTATATTATTCATTAAATTTATAATTTAAAATATATCTTTAAATTTAATTTAAAAATATTTTTTTTTTTTTATATATATTTTTTTTTTTATTATTATCTGGTGGGTTTATAAAATGTGGAAAGTTGTTTTCTAAAGATAACATTGGGGATGAAGAATATTTATAATTAATTTTAAAATCTTGATATTCTTTTTCAATTTTTTTAGCATATACAATAGGTATTGAATTTATATATTTTTTAGGATATATATATTGATTATTGCTAAAAGAAAAAATTTTATAATATATATATAATATTTTTTTTAAAAAAAAAATTATATATATTAAATTTGATTTAATAAAAAAAAAAAATAAATAAATTTGTTTTTTTTAAAAAAAATATTATATTTAATTATTTATATATATAAATTTAAATTAT